ACCTTAGCTCCTTTTAAAGCTGCATGGAAATCTCCTTTAGTAATCTTCTCTTGAATAACATTAAAAGTTCTCCATAAGTCATCTCCTTTATCAGCATCACGTTTTGGCTCTAGAATATCTACTAAGGTTTCTTGATCGTACTCAAAGTCTTTTGCCTTGTCCGAGTCAGGAGTAATTCCAGCTCGTACTAACATAGCATCAAGAGCTAATTTTTCTCTCTGTTCCTTCGTTAATATTTTACTCTTCATCTTATTTAGTACCTCTACCTTATTAGGTAAGTCCAGTACAGCCTGTGATATTACATTTCTCAACTCTTCGAAGGTATATCCTTTATGTTTGATTTTAAAGTCTGAGAATTCCTCATCAGCTACTACGAGTCCGTTAGAGCAAACTAGCCTGTATATTCCTACAGAGAATTTAAACGCCTGTAATCCGTCATGACTATTTGATAGAATAATTCTTGGAAATGCATCATCTCCATCTTTACTCTTAATCATGATGTCTGGGTTCTGAAACGTAACCATATGCTTAGAAAAGATAGTATCCTTACCTCTATTCTTACGCATGGCTGCTGTAACTGGTTTCCAGCCTAGTTTACCTAGATCGTCTATAATTGTTTCTGTATTTACAAATAAGTATTTATTTGTAACGTTTGGATTTGTTGGAGCAGTTTCAAATGCTACAGGACAAATCTCTTTTACTTGGTCTTTTGTAAGGTAAGAACCTAACCCTTCGTTAAAATTTTGAATTAAATCTGACATAACTTTTATTTTATATTAATTAAACTTCCTATACCTAAAGATAAGAATAAATAAGGTAGTAGGCAACTATTTCTCTATTATTTCTACATCATCTACTGTTCTCACTACTAGATAATGTCCGTCGTGTTTAAGTACGTGGTTGCAGTGTAACCTCTCCATCCACGCCTTTAGTCCCTCCATGTTATTGTTTACTTGAGATACTTTAATCGATCTAACTAACTGGTAGTACTTGTCGTTGAATTGTATTAGCTTAACCATTTCCTAACTTCTTTTTGTAGTAAGTAAGTATCTATTGCTTTGTCCGGTTCTTCCTGCTCTCTGTAAAACTCCAAGCAAGTCTCTAATGCTATCTCCCATTGTGTTGATGGTAGCGTTATATCGTAAGCGATTTCAACATTTTCAAAGGAGACGTTAAATAGCTCTGCCGTCTTCTTCTGGAACTTATATGCTTCGTTTATAGCTTCTGCGATAGCATCTGTAATGGTGATATCTTTTGACTTAAACAGTCTTTCGAACTCATCCGTGTTCTGGAAATGTAATTTTTTCATGAGTTTCTTGTTTTTTATTTTTTGTTTATCTCTTTCCAATACTCCATTGTAACAAACTTCCCAGAATCAATCTGCGTAACTTCAATATTTGTATCGTATACATAAGTTGGACCGTAGTACTCATAAGTTCTCATTGGTACATTTACGTTTCCGAGTTCAGTCCTAACCGGCTCTGTAATTCGTCTCTTAGTATCGAACGACCTAAACTCTCTAGAACTAGCTCTTCGCCACTCTCCTTTTAAAAGTACTTCTAGTAGACCTGAAGTATTAAAGTCGTATTGTATTTTAACTGTATTTCCTCTTTTTTCTCCCATAACCTAAAGATAGTAATAATACTTCTATTTTGCAACTTTATTTTTATAATTTTTTAAGTAATGATAGCCCGTCTCTCAGCCATTCAGGATTTCCTTCTGCTTCCCATTTAATTAGATCCTGTTTAACTATTTCAAATCCATAATCTTCTGCTATGTTTTTAAATGTAGCAATGGTCATATTTGATCTTCCCGCAATATTCTTAAAGTTATCATCATTACCTTCAGATATATTTGCGTGGTGTATCCAGCAATAACCGCCTGATTTTAAGACTCTTGATATTTCTTCTATATAGCAATCTATAACTTCTTCATGCATGTGGACAAAAGAATCAAATGAGAATACAAAATCCTTAGACTCATCCTCAATACTTCTTAGATCTCTACCATTTCCTACATGATAACCAGAGATTTGATCTCCGTACCTTTCTTTACACCTAGCAATACATGTATCACTAAGGTCTAAAATTTCTAGATCTATACTGCTTTCTAGAAGCTTCCTTGTCATTCGGCCTCGGCCAGGAGCAATCTCTAGTACGTTACCTCTTATGTAAGTAGATACTCGAGGCTGGATAATTTCTTCCCATAGCTTATCTGTATTTTCAAAATGAGTAGACCATTCTTCGCCATCATTTTCCCAAACAGATACGTTGTTCCAGAGCTCATAGTTCTTATTTATATTAAACTTCAACTTACCCATGTCTTTTTAAGTTGTTAGTGGTGAAGTATCATGCCATATCCATCCTAATACTAAATGTGTCAGTTTTCTATGAAACCAATTTGGTTTTTTAAATGTAGAGAAATACAACCCACTTCCTTTACCAATCTCCCAATTACCAACGTAGTTAGGTAAGGTAGTACCATATGTAAATTTAGGTAAGGTAGTACCTGTGTCTGGTAATGGTACTTTTTGCCAATCTTTAGTTCTATTCATTTTAACACTCATATCTGTATTCTATTTATCTTTTGTATACTCGTAATTCTCTAGATTCTAAATGGACTTTAGCAGTATATATATCTGGTGAATATTTCTTTTTTAACTGATTAATCATCCATTTGTTCTGCATATAGTTATGCATTGACTTTTCACTCCTAAATACTCGTTCTACTATCATCTCTTTTATATTTACCTAAATATACGAATAATTATAGTAGTTTGCAACTAATAGTTAGTTATCTTTAATATCAAATATCCTGAATTTTATAAGGTATCTATTTGTAGAGGCTCCAGTCATAAAGTTTAGATAGTAGTCTTTAAATATTTTTTTAGTAAAAGAATACCTAAAGTATTTAGTACCTTCTACTTCCCAAGTTACGGATTGAGTACCGAGTTTGTATTTGTTTCTCCAAGTTCTACACGAAGAACCACCCGTACTTACCTTACAATTTTCGTTTTCCCATGGACCTTGTTTAGGTGTCACACTCTGTATATAGTTCCAACATCCGTTTCTAATCACACTCCATCTATAAGCTAGTATAAACTTTTGGAGTTCATTCATTTCCCAAAACCTATCATAGTCAGGAACCCACTTACCTTGGTCATCTCTTTTCTTAACTAACTCATATAAACCAAATGTAGCATTTAGGTAATGTTCATCATCAGTTCCTTGCCACCCAGTTCCTTCTGTGTCAGCAGCAAACCAATACCATTTAGATCTAAACGAACCAAATCTATTTATCCAATTATACCTTCTGTTCGGGTATACGAAAAACGGGTATACAAATATTCCGGAGAATATAATTAGTACTAGTATTTTTAATTGTCCTAATATAAATCTAATGTACATCATAGCTTTGTGTTTTATTCGTATGTTTAAAATAAATCCAGGAAAGATGTTCCTATATTCTTTTCTCTAAGTTTTTCGTTTTGTTCTGATTGTCTGACTAGATCGTCAGCAACTCTCCTCTCAAGAGGTTTCTTTTTTTTAAAGGTAGAGAACTTACCTGCTTTTTTCTTTGACATAGCTGTGTGGTGTTATTGACGACTTATGTATTGCGATCCTGGTTTTTCTTCCTCCTGGTACAGCCCTAACTCTTTTAAGTGACTAATGTGATGTTCGTCAAGTTCCCAATCTATTTCCTCTACGTTTCTATCTAAGTAATCCTCTGCCACCTCTACTTGTTGGTCTGTTATAGGAGATATAGCGTATAAGAAAGAGCAATTATAGCATAAGAAATGTATATTATCTAAGTTCCAGTTTTTCTTATTGCCGTCTCTATGGTGGAGCATTAACGGTACTTTCGTATCAAGTACTCTTCTTTCTGTGAATCCGCAATGAGAGCATTGTTCGTCTATAAGAGCTTCAAATATAATTCTCTGCTTAATTTTCTTAGGGTCGAAATGTTCTGCAGGAGTTCTACCTTCTATAAGGTCCATAATAGGCGGTTCTTTTCCGCTATTAGATAAAAATTTAGGAATTCCTTTACCAGCTTGGTTTTTATGGAGTTCGTATAAGGTCTTGCCTGTTTCTTGATCTGTGTAGTTCTTGGCGTATTTCTTATAGTGGGTAAAAGATACATGAAGATATCTAGCAGCTGCACGGTTTGACCTTGTCATCTTAGTCGCTCTCTCTATATCTTCCTTCTTTAGTATCTTTACTGGTCTACCCACTTTCTATACCTTTTTAATAGTCGATACCTTCTACCTCGCCTGTAATTCCTTCTGGGTCTTCATCTTCATGCTCGTCTTCATCAGAGACATCATCGTCCTGTAACCTATCGAGTTTCTCTTTCTGTGACTGTACTTCTATTGCTTCGTCTTTATCGAAGTCTAGTACTTCCAAATTAACTTTCCTACCTGTAAGCTCTCCTGCTTTTTTAGCTATTGCTCTAGCTTGGCTTTGCTTCATTATAATAATGTCGTTGTATGTATGGTCTCCAGAACCTTCTACAGTAGTGATTCCTACTACAGGTTCTTCAGATGAGCAACTTATACATACATGGTAGCCTAACTCTCTTCTCTTCTCTGGAAATTCATTGCCGCATTTAGGGCAGATAATCATTTTTAAATTCATCTATAACCTTTTATTTTATTTTAATTCTAGGATAACATTCCATACATCCTCAGGAGTTCTGAAGCTTACTGTTCTTTCTTCTTTATTTTGTTCTACTATAATTGTTCCGTCCCATTCCTTATCAGGAGCTAATTGATATAAGTACATCTGTATTAATTCTAGTTGTTCCTTATTAAAAGCTAGTTTAAATAGGTTTTCTATTACAGAAAAGAATTGATCTTCATACAGCGTCATATCCATACCTATCTCATCTACCATAAAATCTCTTCTTTCATCTATCTTCTTTAATTCGCTAAGTATATCTTTAAATATCGCTTTATTCATATCCTCTCTATTAGGTTCAGTAGTACTAATTCTATAACTAACATCTATATTAGATTTTAGAATTTTCCGTATTTTATCTTTTAACAACTTCATATAGCTTTGTAAATATTTCTTTTTTTAAGTCTTTAATCTTAGAGAATATTTCAATAGCTTCTTCTTTATTTGAAGCAACTATTGTCTTTATAAACTCTTTACCTTCTCTAACCTTAAAACTATATTTGCTCATCTTCTTCTGCTTCTGGTTGGGTTGGGTTTTGACCTGCTAATGCTTGTCTTACTATTTTATCAAAATACTCTATGTAAACAAAAAATCCTATAATTGTCTTATCTTTTAGGTTTCTATCTCTCTCTACTCTCATCCCGTACTCTTCTAACCCTGCTTCTAATCTTGTCTCTAGTTCGATAGCAATATCGTTTTGTTCAGTTTGACTAATTTGACCAAAAGTTGTTGGTATAAATTGTATCTTCAATCCTTTCTTATTCGGGTCTTCGTTTACATCAACCTTTAACATAAATTGATGTCCAGCAAACTTTACTTTAGCTGATTCAGCTATAACTTGCTTAATTGTTTCTAGTATTACTTTTTTATTTGTTTTCATTTAATAAAGATATGAATAATTTATATGGTATACTAATAAATAGCTTGTTATTTTAGCCAAATAACATTTGTTTCTTGTCGCTGTTCCCCTCCTCTAGTATCTGATGTCCTACTACGCTTTTGTTGTGTGCGTACTCTCTTATTGCTTTCTGTATATTATCTGTTACGAATTTAAACTCATATTCATATCCGTCTGCCTCTTTAAATAGTACTGTATATTGTTTTTTCATAATGTAATTAAAGTGTTTTGGTATTCATTCATTTGTATTATATCTATAAATAGATTTCCTAATTGAAAGCTTCCTACTTCTCCGTTGTCTTGAATAATTTCAGAGAGCTGCTGTATATATGTAAAGTCTTGTTGGTTAAAAGAAGCTGCGTCTAATCTTATTAGAATTTCATTATTTTTTTCATTATCATAAGGCTTTATTCTTTCGCTCAAATCATACAAAGTACTATTTTTTTCTTTTTCAAAGTAATCGATAGTAATAACCTGCATATCATCCTCGATATATATACTACTACACCAAGGTTCTAACAGTTCTAATAACTTAGAGTTACAATTTTTAACAACCAATCCAATATCGTACTTAGCAGGGACTATAGGCTTCATATATTCGTCGTGCTTGCAGTAGTGTCCCCATTTACGAATAAACTCTCTAGTTGACTTCTGATTTTGCTTCAGCCACTCATCTGTCTCTCTGTTCTTCATGAACACTTCGCCATTTGGGTTTCTCTTTGCTCCGTCTGCAAATCTCGAACCTCTACAAGTCATATGATAAACAAAACCCTTCCATGTTTGAATAAACTTAATACCATTCAAATGAAAACGATTAAATATGTCTGTATCTTCTTTTGATTGAGGAGCAAATATGGGATCATGTCCTCCTATTTCCTGAAAGTCTTTCTTCCAAAATGCCCAAGGTGCAAATATGCCTTCGGTAGTAGGTACTCTATCAAATTGCTCTACTCTATCTTTTATATACTGTAGTAGTTCTTTTTCTTTAAACTCTTCTGGTTCAATTCCAAAATCTTGAAGAACTTTTTCTGGGCCTGGTGGATGTAACGGTGGTTCAATTCTAGTAAGTGATACTATTGTTTTTTCTTTAAGTTCTTTTTCAATAGCATCTAAACTGTCTGGGCATAGGTACATGTCTGCATGGTATATCATACATATATCGTTTGTGGCTACTTCATTAACTAATGTATCATATAGTATTGTATGACCTAAACGAGTCGGTCCTTCATTTCTAATTGCTTTGAAATGAGAGTCTTTTTTCATCATTTCTTGACACCATTTCCATGTACCGTCCTTATCACTAAAGTCATCTGCTACACAGATTTCTACTTCGTGGTCGCCTTGGTTTTTACGAATTGAATCGTAAGACCATTTAAGGTATTTAAGGTTGTTTCTAGAGGGCTGTATTATAGATATTTTCATAAGTTATACTAATTGATTTTTAAAATGTTTTAACATTTTTATTTTTAAAAACATACTTTACTCCTCTTACGATGTTCTTACCTACATTATCATAAGGAGTTAGGGTTATGATTTCTGAACCACCTCCTGAAATGGTATCTGTTACTCCTGCTTGGTATCCAGCATTAAATAGTGCTTTCTGTTTTACGATTAGCTGTTGCCTAAAGGTTAATTTTAATTTTGAGAGTGATACGAAGTCAGTAAACTTATCTAGCCAATCATTACCTAATTCAAAGGAAGAGTAATAGAAAACAGGGTACTCTTTAAACTTTTCTATATGAGGGAACAGTAATGAATCGTACTCCCATTGTTTATTTAGTTTAGGGATACTACTAGCTAGTAATAAGCATCCGTACTCTTTACCGAAATGCTTACTTATAAAATCCTCGTACCATTCTTCTTCTTCTAGTGACAGGTATACCTTAGGACGTGAATCTATGTTAGATATTTCTCCGTCTGATAGACCGAATGCTCTAAGCATTTGTTCAATTAAAGGTTCGTTGTCGTCTTCTAATGAAGAAAACAATCTATAATGGTCCGTAAAGCATTCACCTTGGAGTTCGCTTTTATTAAAACTACCTTCAATATTAGGGTTATTTCTTAAGATAATATCTCCTACCTCCCAGGGTTTTTTAATAAAGGAAGACCACTGGTTGTTTAGGAAAAATGGGTTAAAAATATCCTGTATTAACTCTGGGGAGGGGATATATACTTTAGCGTTAGGATATACCTTTTTAATACATTCAGGTAATCTACTAATAATTCCCCAATCTCCGAGAGAGTGAGAGGTAGAGCAGAAGGGAAAGATAAATTCCTGATCTCTAGGTATACTTGAAAAGGAGCTTAATTCATCCGTCTTGAGGTTTCCGATCCTATTAGTTTCAATTCCTTTATCGTAGAGTTTGTCGTCTTTAATAATCCATTGTCGCATTATACATCTTTATACATTAGTACTTGATCTACCATTTCAGTTTTGGTTTTTAAGGCATTAGGGATAATTCCTATACTACTGAATCCTAGTTTAGTATATAAATTATAAGCTCTGAAGTTTGAAACTCTGACTTTTAGATACAATCTGCGTATGTTGTAGGTTAGCTTGAAATGTTCCATAGCTTTTTGATATCCTTGAAAAGCATAACCATACCCCCTAAAGTTTGGGTGGATATCCGCACCTATGTACATAGTACTATTAGCTTCATCGTAGTCGGATACTCTAATATACCCTGCCATTTTATCGTGTACTTCGATAACAAGCCATTTTGGAGATGTTTTTTTAAACCATTCTGCGGTCTCTTCTAAGGTGTATGATATAGGCGTATCGAGGAAGTCTAGACAGTAGTCTCTAATTTCCTTAAGCATTGGTAAATCATACTTTTTTAGTTCTCTTAATTTTAATTTTTCAGTCATATGTTTATATATCGCTACCAGCCTTTTTTAATACAATCAACAATATATTCTCTATCTTCCTGTGTTACCCAGTACCCTACAGGAATACTTACCATAGTCTTAACAGCCTTATCTACACCCGGTAGAGTACTTTTATACGGTACTGTACAGGTATGGTTGTCGTTACGCTCATGTACTCTTGATGTTGCTATTCCTTTTTCGTTCATGTACTTTACAAATTCATCTCTATTTTCGACGTGTAAAGTATACAGCCAGTAAGCAGATTCTCCTCCTTCTACTTGAGGTATTAACGTTACTCCTGGTGTGTCTCTTAATTGATCATTATAGTAGTTTCCGTTTGCTTTATTTGCTCCGATTACTTTATCAAAATCTCTTAGGTTTGCTCTTCCTACTGCAGCTGATACATCGTTCATGTGAAACTTAAATCCTACTTCTGGAATATCGATTTCACATCTAAAGTCTTCTCTAGGCCCTTCTCTATCTATTCCATACCATCTCAGTAATTTTGCATCTCTAGTAAATGAATTAAATGGAGAGGATATAAAGCCTCCATCTATTGACGTAAGGTGTTTAATTGCTTGTAAGCTGAATGTTGATATGTTACCTGTGAATCCTACTGGCGTTCCTTTATACATTGACCCTAAAGCATGAGCGCAGTCTTCAATTACGAGTATCTTCCTACCGTATTTTTCTTCTGCTCGAGTTACAATACGCTTTAACTTATCTAGATCTATAGGATTACCTCCCCAGTGTACTACTGTTATTATTCTAGTGTGTTGGTTTATTGTACTTTCTAGGGCATCCAAGCACATATTCAAATTTAATGGGTCTACATCTACCCACTTTAAGTTAAGTCCGTTTAGTATAATAGGCCAATTTGTTGCAGTACATGTCAATGCAGTGGTTAATACTTCATCGGTCGGTAGTAACTTACTCCACTCTATTTCCGCATATCCTGCTGTAAACTCCTCTCTTAGGCTTCTGTCCTTCTTTAAGTAGTGGTATATTAAATGTTCAGCGGAGGTAGCAGAGTTGGTTAATACAACGTTACTACTGTTAAATCTTGTATTAAGTTCTTTCTCAAACTCTTTTACCTGTGGACCTTCTCCTATAAATCCGCTTCTTAGTACGTCTGCTGCTGCTTCTGGAGCTTCGCTGTTCATATAAACTTTAAATAGTGGTATGTTCTTATTCATATCTTTAATTTAATTTACAACCTTTCTTTAAATATTTCAATACAATCTACATTTTTATCGTTTACCATAATTAATGTACCGTCTTCTTGGTACAGCTTTGTAAACTGGCCTTGAGATATTTGAGAGGAAATTATATTTGAAAAAGTTCTTTTATTTCCTCCGCTAAAGTGTATAATTTGAGTTATAGTATCTCCTACCTTATTAACACTGCTTTTTAAATTTACCCTACTCATAATGTATCGTAGTATTTATTCTGCTTCTCTTGTCTTTTAATCTCTTTTGGATGATATAGTGCTAGTTCCTCCATAGCAGGTAGTGCAGAAAATCTTTGATGACCTTGAAGGACTTCGTGTACTTTATTCTTCCAAGATATCTCAGGTTTATTCTTCCATATCCTCATCTGGTAGTCAGGCCAGTTTACCCAACCTTTTTCGTTTACATTCCATTTCCATCTATCTATATGTTCTTCAGTTAGTCCTTCTACGGTATTCACTCTAGGTACATAGTAGACTTGGTTGTCTGTATTCTCTGTAATAATTTGGTGTATGTTCTCGATAAGGATATCGCTAGGGTACTCGTCGGCATCTATCTGAAAGATATAATCTCCAGAGCACATACCAGTTAAGTAGTTTTTCCAGTTAGCAAAGTGATTATCGAATGATTTACTTTCTAACTTAATACAGTCTTCTGCCTCCAAGTCTCTTAGGTACCCCCATACGTTTGCAGTTCCATTCTTTTCATCAAAGAGTACCACCACTTCATCTTCTTCTCTCATGTTTAGCATAAGAGTAGATATTAGTCTCTGTACCTCTTCGTACTCGTTACAAACCGTTATTGCGTAGCTTATTATCATACTCTAAATATACGAAATTTATTATTGATTTACAACTTCAAACATACCTATATATTCTGCTGCTGTCATAAAGTCTTTCTGTTCGAAATGATTTACATTCTTCATATCCATCTTATAAGTTTGATTATCAGCTACTTTTTTATCACCTTCACCTAAGGGTATTGCTTTTACCGCTGCCCATCTCCAATTATTCTTAGCTGTTCCGTCTACAAATACCATACCTTTTTCGGGAAGTGTAATGGTAGATGGTAGCCAGTTATGTTTATCTGTATCTTCGAATATTAAGTCTTTGTAGAGTTCTGGAGATGTCTCTATTGCTTGCCTGATTATTTCGCTGTCTTTTGTCATTAACGTACTCGTTGTAAATCCACATCCCCAACACAGCCATGTTGTAATATCGGCACTTACTTTTTGTTCATAGCAAGCGTTGCCTTGGCATCTTTTACATTCTGTTAGTTTATCTGTATTTTCCATTTATATCTTTTTTAGTTTAGGTAGTTGTAATTTTGGTAGTTGTAGTTCTACTTGTTTAGGTACTGTAGGTATTGTGGCTAATATGTTTTTTAATGTCTCTGTCATAGCTTCGTAACTAAAATTAGTCCTACTCTTATGTCCTTGTTTCTTAGCTTTAACTGCCCATTGTTTATAGTGTTTATATACATCTTTATATGCTTGCCCTACGTCTATAGAGTCGGGGGTAAACCATTGACTTTCTTTTAGTATCATATTAGGAACTACTGCAGAGTCGTGTACGTTTCTTAAGTCTCCTTTAACATACCGTACTAAATCTTTATCTAAGAAATCTGTTTGTCCTGACCAAGATGAAGCTATGATAGGCTTGTTGACTAGACTAAATTCTAAAAAAGGTCTTCCAAATCCTTCTCCTTTAGTTAGAGATATAAATGCTTTAATTTTCGGGTGATTGTATAGTAAGTTCATTTCAGAGTCAGGAATCTCTCCATGTACTAAGTATATGTTAGGAAGCTTACCCCTAACTGTCTTTCGTACTTCATCAATTTTATCTAACATCTTCTCCCTATCCATGATAGAGGTTCCAGTAATGTGAGATTTAACTACTAATGCAGGTGCATCTTTCTTATTTTTAAATGTCTCTAAAAAAGATTTTATAGTAAATCCTAGATTTTTTCTATCCTCTCCTATATCCCCTTGCATCCAATGCCCTGTCGTAAAGAAACAGAATGCTTCAGGTATACTACTTAGTGTCTGTTCTAGGTTCGTTGAGTTACCGGAACCTTTTACAGGAAAGTACTTAGTTATGTCTGCTCCTTCAAATAGCACTTCTATTTTTGTAGTTAGTTGTATCTTCTCTCTTACATGACCTGTCTTATTATCCTTAACATCAAAATTACTTCTGAGGAATGTCTCCTTACTGTGTTCGGATGATACTAAGAGTAGGTCAACATTATTTGCTCCTTTCACCCAGCTAGGATCACATAAGGTTGTTTCCATACCTGCAGTAACTCCTATATTGTATTTACCTACTTTTTTAAATTCGTTAGGTACACTAATTTGTATACATATATCAGGCTGTTGGGATACTTGTGGTACTATTTTACCCATAAGATCTAACATACCGTGCTCCTTTAGGTATCCCCATCTAGTACTTCCCCAGCGTTGTGCTAGTAATTGTATATCCCAATCTGGTTTTGCATCTATAACTGCTCTAATAAAATCTCTACTTCGTGCTCCATAACCGGAATAAGTATCAACGGGTGCGCTTATAAGTACTGTTGTCTTGTTTTCCATATTCATTTTTAATATCCTGTTAATTTATGTGATACATACTCTACTGGTCTCTCCTCTACTTTATGGAAGTCAAAAGCAGATCTTGGTGTAAATTTCTCAAAACCTTCATCTAAAGTTTCTATAATATTTTGTGACATCTTCCTTGCTGTCATTCTAGATTCGTCTCCTACTACCCAATTATGTCCTTTCATTCCGTTCTCGTCTCTTTGTTCTGGGGACATGTTGAATACTTTTACTAAAGCGTTGGCAGCGTCTTCTGGGTTACATCTATCGTCAAATATGTACGGTGTAGGTACAGACCCTACTAGAGAGATACTAGAAGGGAATACTGGTACTGCCCAGTCTCCACACTCTTTAACTGTACCTCTATGGTTCGAAGGAAACTCAGCATCAAAGTCTATCCATTTGCCATCTTTCTCGAATCTACACTGATCTTGCATACCTCCTGTTGTATTAGGTATAATCATAGTACCTGTACTTAGTGATTCAGTTAACGATAGTCCCCAACCTTCATTAGATGATAGTAATATAGATACATCTGCTATGTTATAAAGTAGGTTCATATGATCTGCTGGTAGCTTATTACTTGAGAAAAGTACTTTGATATACTCAGGATCACATATTGCATCTTTTACTGCCCTTAGGTTTGTTCCGTTATTATCAACCGGGTCTGTATGAAGTATGAAAGCACATTTCTTTGCCTTCTCTTTACCTATTTTATCGCAGAAGAGTTTGTATGCAAGAATCGTATCTGGTATGCTTTTTCGTCTAATATTCCTAGAGTTAAAAAATACTACAAATTCAATATCCTCTGATTTAAGCATCTCTTTTTTAAACTTTTGCAGTTCGTTAAATTGCTTATGATCTTTCTTGATAGGGAAGAACGTATCTTCGTTTATCCCATGAGGTACGTATTTGATCAACTTATCTTTAGCGTCTTCTCCTAGCACTAGTTCGTTTATATTCTTAGTCTGTTTTGATATTGCCATTAATACATCTACAGAGTTATAATACGGTTTGTTGTATAGAGGTGCAGGATAATCGTCCCATATGTTCAGCCAGAAGATAGGCATTTTTGCTCTTACCTCTCTCTCCATTTCAAACAGCCAAGTCCAATATCTAGGGTCGGTGAATATGAAGATAGCGTCTGGGTTTTCTAACTGTATTAGTTGTCTAATTTTGTGAGGAGTACCGTAACCGGTAGAGGGTATTAGTTTAACTGATGAATCTGTTAGTCCGGTTTGTTGGTTAACTTGCTCTGAGAGGTACATTAGCTTTCCTTCGTCAGGATGCTTTAGTGCTGCTCCTAAATTAACCCAGTTAAAATGTTGAGCAGTTCCTATAACTATTTCCTTAGCCATAGTCGCTATACCGCTATGCATACGTATGTCATCGCATAGGAGGAGTATTTTTTTTCGATCTTTCTGTTCTACGTAACGAAACTTTTCTTTCATGTAATAACCTTATTTTATTAATTGTTTTTGAATCTTACTTTTAAATTCCTTATCGTTAAGATAAAGGAAAATAGCACGAGAAGCAAGCTTTTGAAAGGAAAACTTATCTCTCAAACATTCCATTTGGAAGTCTTCGTACATTTCTGGGTCTATTCTAACGGATGTTAGCTTTTTATCTGCATTTCTCATAACTTTTTACTTTGTTAATAGGTATATATCTATATATTTATAAATAGTCCTTTTTTCTAAAATATAGCGTCTGGGCATAACCTTAATTCTTTAATCGGGCAGAACCTACAAGCGTTTTTAGAAGGGTTAGTTGGGTATTCTTTCTCTAAGTAGTTACCATCCATTCCTACAGCTTGGCTAACGAAGTTTTCCATTAATCCTACTGCCTCTTTCATCTTTCGAGGTCCGTCTGTTGGTCTAAACTCTTGCACTCTTTTTTGCATTGCTGCAAATTCAGCATCCTTAGGTATTCGTCTTTTAACTATAAAGTATTCTACTTTTATTTTATCTAACGGAATATTAAATTGCTTTGAGAAAAACTCTTTGTATAGCAGTAGCTGCGCTTTTTTCTTATCATCTGCCTTAGCCCATTTATTCCATCCTTTTGTAGATGTTTTAATATCTACGATTGTCCATTCGTCTACTCTCTCATCATAGAATACTAAATCTATAAAGCCTTTGAACATCACTCCTGGCCGTAACTCCTGGTATAGTAACGTCTCTATGCCTGCTAAATATACTCCCTTAGTAGTAAAGTACGCTCTTCTTTTTTTCTTAAGGAATTCAAAAATATGTTTTCCATCTAGCCAGAACATTTGTAGCTCTTCTAATGTCGATAAATGCTCACCATCGTTCTGTTTCTTACTAGATTGGTATTCTTTTATCATATTTTCGTATAATAAGGAATCTACATCCATCTCGTCAGCATCTTTAACCTTACCGTGGTAGAGGACTTCTAACCAGCTTTGCATTGTTTCGTGGAAGGCGGAGCCAAATACTGTATGTATACTAGGTGTGTAAGGAGCTAATCCTTTTATGTACCTATCTGCCCACTGCTTTTGACAAGTGGCGAAAATCGATAGCTGTGAATATGATATGTGTTTATTCTTTGCTCTATCTTCTTGGATGCTACTGTTCCAAACCTCTTTTACTATCTTCGGTGTTTTCTTCGGCATAACTTTTTTGATTTTTTATCTCTCTTTTTAAGTACCATAGAGCTTTTTCTAACTCTTGTACTATACTGTCTTTTTTCCCCGCTCTTGAGATATACTTAACTGTGTTCCCTAAATTAAAACCTAGTTCCCATGCTTCTATAACTTTTATTGCTTCATATGGATTATCTTTTCCTCCATAATGTGCAGGATGTGTAACATACTCGTATGGATTATATTTTGGCATATTATCAATAAGGTGTGGAGGATTGCTTGCTTTAGCGCCACAGCACTGTTCGTAAGGTAGTGTACAGTTACATGCTTTCATAAGTATTTATATTACTGTCCTATTGTTGTTACTCTTTTCATAAACGTATTCAATGCATCTTTCATAGGAACTCCGTAATGCCTATTTTGATCTACTACTTGTTTTGCTCCTTCTATATTAGATATAAGCTCTCCTATCACATCTAGTTCTTCTTCAGAAACTCCTCTTGCTGATGCTATTGTGTCTAATACTCTTACCGCCGCATAAAGTTCTTCTTCTCCAAGATCGTAATCTGTAGCTATCCTTTTAATAATTGGTAGTCTCATTTATCCTATAATCAGGTCCTGACCTGTATTTATCTTATTAAGTAGTTTAATTCTATCTAGTGCATCTACTAGCATAAGTAATGCAGATTCAGCGTTTTGATAGAAGTCATCTGTTGAATGGTCTCCTATACCGGCTGGTGATTCTGATAGTAAATTTAATGTAAGTTCTGCTTTTGCTTTATCTGCTACTGCGCTAGTCATTAGCATCTGCCATAAATGTGGTTTCATATAACTGTTTTAATTTGTTTTTATAAAGATAAGAAAAAGTACTAACCTATCCTACTACATATAGGTTTTTTTTGTACTACTAGTATCTTTCCGCTTGTACCTATCTGCGTGTGTTAGTGGAGTCGTAACTTCTTTTACTTTCTGGTAATGCTCTCCTGTGTTTCCGTTTTGTCCAATCGCTTTCATCCTCTCCTCGGTACCTTCTTCATCGTAAACTTCTGCTGCTTTCTTTAATGCTTCGTTTGGAGGAGACGGGTTTTCAGATGCTTTTACAATCGTAGAAATATCTCTAGGAGATAGGTCTAAAACTTTTTCTCCGTATAAGTTCTCTTCTTTTTTCGGGTATGCTTTCTCGAATGCGAAGTTAGCGGCTACTACTAATGATATAGCTAGAGGGTCGAATACAAATATTATAACAAGTAGCAGTATATTAATAATCTTATCCATAGGGGCTCCTGTTAGTCCAGAGATGTACTGCAGTGGTCCTAGTTCGCCTGCTACTTCGCTATCGTTATCTAAGTCTAGTATCTGTAGTTGGTATTTTTGAAGACTATCTGAAGCTCTTTCTCTTTTTACTTGAATAGCCTTTCTATTCTCTTCTTCAACTTCAATACGTTTTTGAGCAATCCGAAGTCCGGAAGTTGATACTGATTGTCTAAAGCCCCCAGCCACCGAGGTGTCTCGTATCTGGATTGATTGAGACCTAGTATCCGAAAGAGTGCTAATGTTATTAGATATTCTTTCAAGTTCTTTATCATATCGAATAACATCCTTTTCATAGAAACCTTTCTTTTGTGTTAGGAATTCAGTCTGGTTGTTTTTTATCTCCAGCCCTCTGTAAGTGTCTTGGTAAGCTGCGGATAGGAATCCGTAAATTCCCATTGATGTAATAACTACTAGCACAACTGCTGCTATTACTAAGTAAGCTCTTAGGTATTTGTTAATAGTATCCCAATACCTATAAAGTAATGATGCTATTACTAATTTAGCAACCTCTAAAGAGCCCGCCATTATCATAACTTCATACGATGCTCCGGCAAATAACTTACTTAATCCGCTTACTGAATAAAATGCAGCTGATACAGATACAGATAGTGCGGAGAGTGCAATTATAGTTGGAAGTATTCCTTTTTTAATATTTTCTATCATCTAAGTAGTAGTATTGCTGTTAGTACTACTCCTACTCCTGTACCTACTTTGTAGAAGAACGATTTTCTTTTTTCTGCTTTCAATTCTTTGTGTAGTTTTTTAGATAGTTCTGATGCTGTGCCTAGTTGTCCGGCTTGGAAAAGGTCGTTTTTTTCTAAGTTAACTACCTTCGTAGTTAGTATTTCAATCTCCTTAGTTCTTAACTCTGTCTTATTCTTTTCAAGTTCTAATAAACTATTAACTTGTATTAACTGTTCTTTTGCACCATCACCGTTAATAAGATCTTTTATCACTAACCTAACGATCGGTACTTTAATCGATACTATCGAGTCTTTTATAGTATCTTGCTGAGAAAAACTCTTCAAGCTCAGTAAAAGAGTAAGTGTCAATAGTATTAGCTTTTTCATCTGTCTTCCTTTTTATTTGTTTAATATTTCTCTGTACGTTATTTATGTCTGAATCTATATTCTCTATTTGGGAATGTAGTCCGGTCATTCTTTCGTCGAGTTGTATGTTAAGTTGCTTAACTGAATCTATCTTTACTTGTAGGTTTTCAATTTTAGCTTCATATGCTTTTACATCCGTACTAATACCATTGGTATTAAATAAACTGTATCCCATTAGTATGATAAGTACGTATATAAGTATTCTCTGTTCTATGCTCATAGTATATAATATATAAAATTTACCTTAGACAAGCAACTTTTATTACAAGTATCTAGATATCTCTAGACTCTATCAAGGTATATGTAAAGGAGTTACCGTATAAAGTTCTAGCTTTTTCTGCTAGTCCCATTAATAAGTTGAAGTCTGATTCTTTTGAAAGAACTTGACAGCCAGCTGACCACTTATCTATCTGAGTTGATCCGTTTATGAATGTACCTGCTCTGTGTATGTTAATTCCAAACATCCCTTCTTGGAGAGAGTATTCATCAAGATCATAATTATCGTCTCTATTACTATCTCTATATACCTCTACTGGAAGTCTTTGAGTAAGTGCCTCGTATTTACCTTGATGTAGTCCTATTTGATAAGTGCTCCTATACTGGTTAGGTTTTAATATTGCTACTCCGTCTGGGTTTAGTAAATTTTCTGAGTAGTATATACCTGGGTCTGTTGTAGCATCCCACTCTTCATACTTTAGTTCACCGTTTATTGAATATGAAACTGTTAATTTGTCGTCAAACTTATTAGTAATTTCCTGGTTAGTGTTTGAGTTTCTAACTCCAACTATATTTAGGTTATAGTCGCCGTTTTCAAACCATCTGTAGCCCTTACACAGTACTGCTTCTTCTATTTGCTTTCTTGTATACATTCTGTCTTACTAATCTTTTATTTATTCTTTTGAAATTTCAAATGGAATGTTGAATCTGATTTAATACAGCTTACTTTAATAGCAACCCAGTATCCAAACCAAAGTTTGCAATACGAATACCTAAATGAAAGTATCCCATCTTGTTTAAACCACATTAAGCTTTGCCCTAATATAGAGTACCTAAAATCAATTATATCTCCTGTCCATCCTTGCCATGGGTCCTCCCCTGGTCCTACTCTCCATTTTAATCCACAAACCATTGCCCATCTTCCACCATCGGAAACGGCTTTACCGTCTAGTACCATATTATCAATTACATACTCTCTATCTACCATCCCAGATCCATCTCCTATCTGCTTTTCTCCCATCCAAACTCTTAAGTTCCAAATTGTATTTCTAAATCCGTGCCATAAGTAGCGAGTTCTAAACGTTTCGCTTTCAGATCCAGTCTTACGTATGAGGAAGATTCTGTAGTCTTCCTGGAGGGTGCCATTAGGAGATATACGATTAGAATCATCGTAAATCCACAGCCACTTCCATTTTGTAAAATCATATATCGGATACATGATCGGTGCTGTAATCATTCCAAACAGTCCTAACGGGACAGTAAGTATGAACCATTTTAATACTACTAGTAGTTTTTTCATTAGTTCAACAACTTTACTGCTAATAGTAGTAATGTAGGTAAAAAAGTAAAAGCTACGTCTACTATGTTTGGTGTACTAAATCTCATCTTTGCATCTATAATTTCCTTTCCTATTGATACAAATACCATAAAGCCTATAGCTTCCATTGTTGTTCCCCATATTACTAATGGAGTTGCTATTATACTTCCGTAAAAGAAGTGTAGTAGTTTGTCTTTAGGTACTGAAGCCATAGTGCTCAGTATGCTCTTAATTGTTGCTTTCATCTTGTTTTAGTTATATTTCACTTATTTAGTCGCTTGCCTAGGGCCATCAACATCTTTCTTCGTAACTTTATTAAATATTTTACCTACTTCAGCAATCCCAAATGAACCTAAAGTAACTACTACAAATGAATTATAAATCATTTCATTAAGTACTAAGTCTTTACCGAAATACCCGGTAACTAAGTCTACGAGAGCGAAGATGGTCATTACAACGAAAGAGGCAAAGCCTACAACTGATTTTTCGTTGATGTCGTTTTCGTCTTTAAATATGTCTCTAAAAGCCATCCATTTCTTTTTTATAAAATTATACATAGTGTAACTTTTTTAGTAAAACTTATTATTCTTTTGTTTTTAAATGTAACTTACTGTATATATAAATAGCTTGAAAGCGACTAATCTAGTATATAAGAAAAGAGGTCCTACTACTAAGACCTCTCTACCTATAGGCAGAAGATATACAACATTAAACACCTCACTACTACTAGGGTGTGCCTATATTCTTAAATATGTTACAGCTCTCCTAACTCCTTAGGTAGGAATTCTGCGTTTACATGTCCGCACTCTGTACAAGCGAATACTGGAATAGGTATGTAAGTTGGTTTACCAGTTCCGGTTAGGAATCCTGATGCTTTCCGTATATGGAGTACTTGTTCAAAATATGTATGATTACATTTCTCACAGACTACTCCTTGTGTTTGTTTTATATCTATATTCGGGGTTTGTTCTAACATTATTTTTTTATTACTTATTTCTTAATTTAAACCAATTTTTGATAGACAGTACTGTTACTGTCAATCCTATAATTCCGGTAACATATACAACACCTATCCAATCTTTTAGTATTACTTGACTATCAAAAACTATTCCTGTGTATGCACCTATGCCAATGAACCATAACATAGCCCAGATACCTGGGGGTATCTTATCTACGATAGGTTTAACTTTTTTAACTCTATCGTCATGTACTACTCTACTTAATGCATGTTGGAGGTCTTTTCCATAAGCCGGAATCTTCTCAACCTCTCCTTTTTCATTTTGAATAGTCACTTCGTATGTTAACCATTCTGCAGATGCTTTAGAAAGTTCTGCATGTATTACTCTTTTTTTCATACTACTTTTTATATTTCTCTACTATGTAATAGTAGAATTCAATTAACGTATCATTATAGTCTGTTAATTCCTCCCAGACTTTATCTTCTGCTATGTGTATTATATCCCTGAAGCTTTTTACTAGTTCCTCTAATTTTCTAGTTTCGTCTTTGTAAAAATCCTCTAACAATCTTTTCCGCCTAGCTCTATCTAAAGAACTTTCCTCTACATACCTCCCTTGATCGTTATATAATTCGACATACTTATCATTTATAGTATGCTCTACTAGTTCAGCTTCGAATCCGTAAGACCCTATATCAAAATCACCATTCAATATTCTATCTGCTAAAGGTACTCTAGTAGATAGCGGTTTTGTTTTTGATGTATACTTCCTCCACCACTTAAACCTGTCGTAAGGCTTCTTATAATAATTCTTAGCGAAAAAGTTTTCAAGCCATTCTACTGAATGTATCGGAGTGTATGGTGTGGTTATTATCATACCTAAATATACGAAAAATAACCTTAGTCACAAACTTCTCTTACAGCTAATTCATCCTTTGCCAAAGCATATAATATCTCAGCCGGCATATCATCTCTAGCATGTCGCGCAATGTTTGCGACAGTCTCTACAAGTTCTAATTCAGTATACCCCTTCTTTATCCTGTTTGGGGTAAGTTTACCTTCTTCCACAAGTTCGTTATATTTTTTTATAGAATCACTCATTATAGCCCTTTGGGTTTAATTTGTCCATTCTCGTCAAAATACTTATCATGTGTTTTACTACCCTGTGCTTCTATTTTTAGTTTTACTGTAGTTAACTCTTCTGTTACTTCTGTATATCCGTGGTCTTGCAATTCTTTAATTATAGAGTCAAAACGTATTTGAGTAGATTGTAGTTCCTCTTGTACTGCTGTTTTAAGCACTATTGTAGCTCCTGCTAGAGCTATTCGTGGGGAAATTTTTCCTCCTATTCCTGCATCTATAGGTAGTTCAAGTTTTGGATCATTATTTATTGGTAAAGATGACATTTCTGCTGCATCTATTAGCGCTGTTGCTTGTGCTAAATTTAATGTAATTCTCATTGTATTTGTTTTTTATAAAACCCCTCCGGTACCGAAAGGGTCTTGGTAAATGACCTACCCTGGTACGCTCGACTAGGTAACGCCTGATCTGTTATAGCGTGGTAGGTACTTTTAAATATTCGCGCGTGGCAAAGCCAAGAGAGAGGAACGCCCCCTCCCTTTGCTCGCTTACTTGCTCTCTGCTACCGATTCTTTTCGGTAATCCGTAACTAACTTCTTTAGTTCCCCTATTGCTTTTCTAGCGTTAGCTTGAGATTTCTTAGTAGTTCCGTTGTGCTGTTCTTGAAAGTCTGTAAATAATCCTTCAATCTGTTCGAATAACTCTTGTTTTTTACTCATTGGTTTTGTTTTTTTATTAATTTTAGTTTTCGGGTATGACATTTCTGTTTTAATTAACCTACTACCCCTATAGGTCCATGTATTGTAAAGACCGTATTGGTTCTTATATTTTCTAATTACTAGTTCTTCCATTATCCTGGGCCGAACATGCTAGGGTCTATCTCTGCAGGTCCTTTGTTGTCGTTTAGGTCTGAGATTACTGTTTCTGTTGTTAGCATTGTACCTGCTACTGATGCAGCGTTCTCTAATGCTAATCTAGTTACCTTAGTTGGATCTATAATACCTTCGTCAAACATATTAACAATCTTATGCTCTCTTGGATTATACCCTGTCCAGTCACTTCCTTTAAAGATATCTCTTTTTATAGCTTCTATACTACCTTTCTTAATAGGTCTGAATATGTTAGGTACGCTTTCTTGGTATCCGGCATTTTCTAGTATCTGACTGAATGGTTTCTGTATTGCTTTAATTAGTATTTCGTAACCTGTCTTAGTGTCTCCTTTTATGTCTGGGTCGTATCTAGCTATAGTTGCAAGTTTTCCTGCTGCATTAAGTAGAGCGATTCCTCCTCCTGGTAGTATACCTTCTTCTAATGCTGCTTTAGTTGCATGAAGTGCATCCTCTACTCTATACTTCTTTTCTTTCATTTCTACTTCAGTATGTCCTCCGACATTCACGATAGCTACTCCACCAATAAATGCTGCAAGTCTTTCTTGAAGTTTCTCTATCTCAAAAGGAGAAGTACTTTCCTCTATCTGTGCTTTTAGTTCTTCTACTCTAGCTTCAATAGTTTCTTCAGAGCCTAATGCGTCTATAACAGTAGTACTGTCTTTAGATATTGTTGCTTTCTTTGCTTTACCAAACCACTTTGAGTCGAATTTATCTAATCGCATTCCTTTCTCTGTAGATACTACTGTACCTCCTGTTAGTATCGCAATGTCTTCGAGTATTGCTTTTTTCCTGTCTCCGAACTCTGGTGCTTTTACTGCTACTGTTTGTAGAATTCCTCTCATTTTATTTACCACTAATGTTGATAGTGCTTCTCCATCTACGTCGTCGGCAATAATTAGTAGTGATTTATTCTGTTGAGATACTGCTTCTAATATAGGTAGTATTTCTTTTACTTGATTCAACCTCTTATCCGTAATTAGAATTAACGGGTCTTTTAGAACAGCTTGCATTGAGTTATTGTCTGTGACAAAATATGGCGATTTGTATCCTCTATCAAATTGCATACCTTCTACTGTATCTAAGTAAGTCTCGCCTGTTCTAGATTCTTCTATAGTAACTACTCCATCTCTACCTACTTTATCCATTGCAGTAAAGATTAGCTCTCCTACCTCTTTATCGTTATTGGCAGAGATTGTAGCTACTTGCTTGATCTGCTCTTCTTCGGTAACGTCTTTAGATAGCTCTTCTAGGTAGTCTACTACTTGTATAACTGCAGAGTCAATTCCCTTTTTGATATCTACTGAGTTTGCTCCTTTATTTAGTAGCGTAAGTCCTTGTTTGTATATCTCTCTAGCTAGCAATGTTGAGGTTGTAGTCCCATCTCCTGCTAGGTCGTTAGTTTTAGAAGCTACATCTTTTACCATTTGTGCTCCCATATTTTCAATAGGGTCTTCTAATTCTATGCTCTTAGCTACAGTTACGCCGTCTTTAGTAGACGAGTTACCGATTAATGCATTTCTACCTGACGGTCCTAATGTAACTACTACTGCATTAGCTAATTTATCTACTCCTTTGAGTAATTTCTGCCTTGCATCGTTTGAATAACTTATTTGTTTACTCATCTTCTTTTGTTTCTTTAATTGTTGCTAATATTTCTTTATCTTGTACTATGTAATATTCTTCTCCTTCAAAGTCGATACGTAAAGTACCGATTCTAGGTATTAGTACTATGTCTCCTACTTTAGCCTGTACAGTGACGTACTTTCCGAACTCAGACATACGTCCTGGTCCGATAGCTAGGACTTCTCCCATTTCGGGTTTTTCTTTACCCAGATCGGGGATTACTATGTTGCCGTACATTTGTTCACCTTCGTCTACTGGCTTGATAAGTACGCGGTCGTTTTGTGGAATAAGTTTTTTACTCATTTGTAACTGTTTTTATTGTTTTAATTAATATATGAACTTTATTTTAAAAGACAAACCTTAGAGCGGTTATAACCTATTTAATTTTAATAGTTTTTGCTTTTTTAGATTCCGCAATGGGAATAAATATGTGGAGCAAGCCGTCTTTCATCTCTGCTGTTAAGCTTTCAAGTTCAAACTTAGCTGCTACTTTATATCCTAGGTTGAAAGATCTGGAGGCTAATCCCTTATAGATGTAGCCGCTATAATCAAATTCTTCGTCATTAGGTTTTTCATAGATGATTTTTAAAAGATCTCCATCAATTTCAAGTTGAATATCTTTTTTAGTTAGACCAGTACAGGCAACTTCAAAATGAAGTCCTTCATCGTCGTAGTAAATATCTAGCGGGTGTGGTTGTTTGTTTTCAAACGTTGTTGGTTGGAAAACTCCGTCTGCCTTGAATAGGTTACGGAATAGTAGGTCGAACGGTGTACGTTCGTTGAATAATGTACTCATATCATTTAGTTTTGTGAGTGCCTAGGCTACTCGGGTTAGTTTAAAATAAAAATTGCTCTAAGGTCTATCTCTATTTTATATACATATATACGTTTTTAATTTTAATGCCCCTCTTTCCAGTTGTTTGCTATTTCAGGAGGTGCTTTTAGGGTTACTCCGGGCAGTACTAAGTTGGTTTCCATTATATGCTGTACTATCGGTGCAAACTCCTCTGCTTGATCTTCTCTAATGTTAATTACTAATTGATCATGAACTTGTGCTTGTACTATAGCGTCAATTCCCATCTCTTTAGCTTTTCTATTTATCTTCAAGGCTGCTCGGTTTACTACTGATGCTGCTAAGCTTTGTAGTTGGTAGTTAAGACAGTTGTTAAGTCCGTTCTTATAATCCCTGTATACCTGAAGTACAGCATCTTTTCCGTACTGTGCATTTAATGAGTTTCTAAACTTCCAGTCTAGTATCTTATCTCCGAACTTCTCGTAAATTCGTTTTACTTTAGGTAAGTGCCTAACTCTACCTACATGGTTTACAATATACCCATGAGCTTTTACTTGCTCTCTTGAACTCTCCATCCAATCTTTTAATTGTGGGAATCCATCTAGGTAACCGTTTATCAATCGCTCTGCTTCTTTCTGTGGTACGTCTAATGTCTTACCTAGTGCGAAAGCTCCCATTCCGTAGGGTACTCCTAGTGCATATCCTTTTGCAGTATTTCTCTTTACTGGGTCTAGCTTCTTAAGGAATACAGGTGAACTTCTATCTGGGCTTACTCCGTCAGGGTACTTCCTTGTATCCTGCTCTAACTTCTCAGTTTTAATAGCGACCGTAGAGTAAAAGTCCCATCCGTTATTAAAGATGTCTTGTAGGTTTTTATCTTTTGTTACTGATGCAAAGCAGTGTGGTTCTAATGATTCGTAATCCGAGTCAATTACTTTTCTACCTTCTCCAGCTGTAAGAAATGCTCTTACTATGTTAGTATACTTTACGATGATAGGTGCATCTTCTCCTTCCTCTTTAGGTTTAGGTAGCTGTTGAGCGTCAGAGCCGTACCTACCTGATACAGTTCCGTGTTGCTTGAAGTAGAAGTAGTATCTTCCGTTTTCGCTTCTATCTATAAATCTATCTACATACGTTGATTTAATCTTTAATAGCTTATTATATATACGGAGGTTCTCTGCCCAGGCATGAGTTTTAGATAGCGTTTCTAACATATCCATATCGAATTGCGCTTGACCTTTTTTAGTCTTACTCTTAGCTTTTATGCCCATATAGTCAAATACTATCTCTCCTAAGTGCTTCTTAGACTGTATGTTAATGTATTCACCGTCGTTCTTCTCTCTCCATAGAGACATTGATATACGTGCTACTTCCAGTTCCTCTAGTATGTCTTTGTTGCCTGTAAGTAAGTATTCCTTAGCAGGGCTATCTTCTAATTCCTCTATATTTTTCTGTGTTAGCGAATACTTTTTAGTCTTTTCTGACTTCGGTAATGATAGTGAATACCTTTGTGCTAATTTCTGTGCCCAACTACCTTTGTTGTTAGGTGGAAAATTACTAAATGCAGTATCCATTACCCATTGTTTAGCTTCTGAGGTTGCTAGTAGGCTTTTCATTACTACGCTTTTATTCTCTTCCAAATCTTTTATTATATTCGTATGTGTTTCTTGTAGTAAGTCCATATCTAAATCTACTCCGTACTCTTCCATAGGAATCGTAACTTCTTTATAGATCGGCATTACTTCATCTTCGAAGAAAAACTGCTCTAAGTTCTCCTCTTTTAGTCTTTTAAGAAAATGGTTACATAGTCTTAAAGTTAAATCAGTATCGGCAGATGCATACTTAGATAGTATGTCTAAATCTGCTTTGTATATCTCGAAATTAGTTTTTGTAGCTTCTCCCCCATTCTTTTTTATAGAGCCTTTTAGTTCTATTTGTTCTTCGTTTGCTGCTTTCTCTACATCTAGTCCTATCTCTTCCTGTACTGATATAGCTAGTGCTTTTAGTCCGAATACTCCCATACCAGCTCCTTCCTCCTGTACTGTATGTACTAGTAAGAGTGTTTCTACCCATAGGTCTTCAAGTAAGTCTACTCCGTAGTAGTTTTTAATATAACGGCAGTCAAACGAGGCATTGTGCATTACAAGCTTCTTACCTTTTAGCATCTTAAGAAGATTCTTAGAGATAACTTCGGTACTTTGCCCATTTATTTCTTGAGTTACTAACTCTTCTTTTCCGTAATCCCACACTAGGGTAGGTATGTAAAACCCAACTCCTTCTGCTCCGGAAATAGACCATCCTACAATTTTACCGCTTCTCATATTAAGAGAGGTAGTTTCTGTATCTACAGCAATCACTTCTGATTCCTGTATGTGTTGGTACATTAGTTTTAATGTCTCAGTATCTTGGACGGTGTAGTACTTCTTTTCTATATTCATATATAACCTTTGTTTAGTTTCGTTGCATGTTAAGAGGAGGTATATCTCCTACCTTATTATAGTAGTCATGAAGCATAGCTTCTTCTAATCCTTTCTGGTAATTAATATAGAAAGAATATTGCAGTAAAGAAACTTTTTCTTTTGGAGTCTTTATAGCGTATATACTAACTGTATTGTAATTTTCTTTAATTTCCTTCCTAATTCTATTGTTTCCTAAATTACTTATACATTTATATTGTGTGTCTACTCTGTGTAGTATGTTTGCTGATTGTCCTATTTTAAGTACATTACCTTCGTCAGAGCACATCAAGTAGACTCCTGGTTGATTCTTCCAATCTGCTTTTATTACCTCAAAAGTAACATCTACTCCTTGCTTTAACCTATCGCTTGTAAATATAGTTGCGATTTTGTTAAACCCTTTTTCTTTCCAATACTCTATTGCTTGCATATAACCTATTTTATTTACCTAAATATAAGAAAAAAGTGGCTAAAAAGCCACTCTTATCCTAATTTTCTCCGTAGATATCCCAGATTTCTTCTTCTGGTTCTTCTAGTATTTCTACCTCTTCTACTAGAGCGTATAACTTACCGTTTAGTGGCTCTAATCTATAGTGCCCTTTAAATTTAGTTTTTCGCATATACTGTGTTAGTGCTTGAACTAACCCTTCAATAACATTATCTCGATCTATTACTAGTTCCCAATTATCTCCAGGCGGTATTCTTTCTGCTATGAGTTCCTTAACTTCATGAATTTTGGTATCCATTACTGTCTAAGCGTTTTAGCGATTCTGTAATCTGGGTTAATGAAGAAGTCCGGTATTAGGCTAGCATGAGAAGCTCTGATTGGGTTAATGTCTAATCCACCTCTTCTAGTATATAGACAAGCTACCATTAGCTCTTCTGGTTCGTATGCATCCATTAAGTGCTTATATACCATTTCACAAATCTCTTCATGAAAATGACTTACAGTTCTATGACTTACGATATACTTTGCAAGCGAGTCTGCTGATGGTAGTTTTTTACTTTTCATCTTAATAAAAACATCTCCCCAGTCTGGTTGATTAGTTACTCTACAGTTAGATCGTAGTAGGTTAGATTTTAGTTTAATTACTCTAGCTTCGTTATCAGTATCTTCTATCGCTAATTGTGTAGAGTCTGATTGGAATGCAGTAAAGTCTATCTGGTCTAAGTCTACTATATCTCCTAGATCATGGTAAGCTTTAAAAGTTAGCTCTTCTCTATCTTCATTCGATGTATAGAAACTTACGGTAGTTACTGTCTCTAATAACTCATCTAAATCTCTTTTTACTCTTGCTTCTATTCCTGAGATGCATTCCATTGCAGTCTCTCCTATTCTAGTCATGTTGTACGAATTTAGATACAGCTTAATTGACTTAGATTCTACATGGTATTCGCTGTCGGAAGGGCATACGATTTTTAACATTCCTGCTACAGGTTGTCCTTTAGTTGTTATAGCTGATACTTCATAACAATTCCAGGTATCTACTCCTACAAACGAGTCTGATGTTAGTCCGTAACCTTCTCTATTTAGGTATCGAGGTACTTTCACTAATAGTTTAGGATTGTACTGATCACTGTATCCGTCTCCTCCTACTTTACCTAAGTGTTTACCTGCAATTTTTACTACTTCGTCGTAGTTCTTTACTTTTGACATAATTTAATTTTTAATTTGTTGATCCGCCTTCATAGTACGTGGCATGACCGTTTTCGATTAGTAGTTTATTTAAAGAGGTTTCTTCTCCATCTATGAATATTTCAGCAAGCACTCTTCCAAACTTTCCTTTACCGTAAGATTGTATAATAAACTCACCATTATTTTTACTTAACATCTGTTCTGTATATTCAGATGCTAATATACCTTTCTTCTTTTCTTCTAAGTCTTTGGTTCTTTTCTCCCAAGTATCTATGTCTTTAAATCTTAATCTAGATTTAATCCAAGTATCAAATCCTAAGTCGATCATTACATCTGCTGTATCTCCGTCGACTACTCTTATTAATTTTGCTTTGTATCTATACATTACTAAAGTATTCTTGTAAGAATTTTTCAGGGTACATCATAACCTGTCCTTCGTAGTTTTTAGTTTTAACTTCCTTTGACACTATCGGTATGTTAGCTTTCTTTGCTGTAGTATATACTTTTCCGCCTA